CGTAGTTCTTATCATGCTGATAGAAGTAGACGAACTTATCACCCTGTTTCTGGAACCACCAAATTGAATTAGTATCACGGCTACCGATATCCCAGGAGGTGAAGACAGGTAGATGGGGGTTAACTTCAACTGATTTCCTTATTCGGCCTTCATCGAATGCTTTGGTTAGTTCTTGGGTAAAAAAGGTACCTTTTATGCTTGCTTCTTCAGAACAATAGTATTCTTGTTGAATGAGGGCTTCATCCATCCCTGATTCGCGTTCTTCCTGTATTTGATCGGGACTGAAGATATAGTTTCCCTCGTTATCACGGGTATCATCGACTGTAAGTGTTCTACAAAACCAGTTAGGGTTATCTATATTGGCTTGCATTAGACGATAGGCATGACCCTTAGCGTAGGCAGTGAAGAGGAACATAGCCCAGCCGTTGGAGCGTTTGATGATGGGTCTTACGTAGTCCCAGATGGCGGGTGAGGTCTTGTGATACTCAGACATGCAGATCCCCCGAAGGTTTGAACCTAGGTGGGAGTTCATCAAAGAGTCAGCGCCGGTGATGTGAAGAATAGAACCATTCTTAAAGTAGATTTTGCACTGGCTTTGGTTCATTGACTTGATGAGATGTTTGGGGATTTTGTTGATCCAACGCTCACCTTCTAAATCTTTACCCTCCCAAACAACGTTCCTCGCTTGACCGATTTTAGGAAGCGTATAGACGTAGTTACCAGGATAGAGTGAAGCATAGAGCCATATGGCATTAAAGGCTTGAGCGTCCTTACCAGCCCTCCTGTGGAGCTTTTCCATGAAGTATCGAGAATCAGAGCTGAAAAATGCGCGAAAGAACTCAAGTTGATGCGGATAAGCCTTAAAGATGTCTTGAAAGTAGTCGATGGTTTTAACTAACATTTATTCCCAACCTTTGATTAGGCGAGAAAGTTTGCTTTTGATTTCGTTGTATTCTTTTTTTGCCACTATATCAATTCTGATGTCAGGATAATATTTAGCCATTCTTTTTAATTTGGTGATACTTTTTTGATCCATCCATCCTTTGACCTCAATATAATAGGGTTCAGAGTTTGGCGTGTCCCAAATTTTGAAATCAGGCGTATAAGATCTGGTTCCTCTCTTTATTTCGTGAAACCAATATGTATCAACCTCATAATCCCATTTGTATATTTGTTTTTTTTCAATGAGGAAATTCAAGTAACGAGCAAAGTTAGCCTCCCATGCAGACCTAAAATATCTGTCATCTAAATCAGCGCGCTTTCCTTGCTTACCTCTTGAATATCCTTTTCTAAGCTTATTTTCTGCTTGTTGTTTTGACATTCTATCGCTGAGAATTTGCCTGTATTCATCGCTGCGCAAGTAACTTTCCCTGTCTTTCCACATTTCTTTTGAAGCGTTAGACATCTTTTTTAAACTTTCAGGAGTATGCTTCATGCCTAATGAGCCGCGTGGATGTCCTTTATCTTTTATCCATTGTTTTGTTCTAATGCTAAGCGCTTTTTTCTGTGCATCAGTTTTGACTAATTTGCCTTGAGCGTGAAGATTTCTCATGACTAGGGCTTGGTCTGGCCGTTTCTTTCCAACTTTTGATTTTGCGGCGCGATCTTGCCAGTCTTTAAAAAATGGTGAGGATTTATCTTGCTTTAAACAAAGTGTAGATGTCTTTTGTCGAATACTTGCATCAGATCTCCCAAGATATTCACAACAAGCTTTTCTACCCATCATAGGATAATTATCAATTAGCCACTGCTCTTGTTCTTTCGTCCATGTAGTCATGGGACAATGATAACATGCCTAACAAATAGGTGCTAAAGATATCGCATGATCAGTAGCTCCACATCGACACCGGAAACCGTGGATCTACAGCATCACCCATCCCAAGATGCAAGAATCGCTCGCTAAAGTCACCCTTTTGTGAAACTCCAATCCTTTTAATCCCTTTCTCAACCGCAATCATCGTTAACAATGCCGCATCATATCCATGAACTAACACATCAACAGCTAAACCCAATGAATGCTCACCAGGCTGCGTTTTACTCCGCTCTACTGGATGTGAAACATCACGATAACCTGAGCTGATTGTCATTGGCTTGCCATACTCTTTGCGTATGTCTTGCAAGGTGTACATCATTTTATGAGTCATCAAACATAAACCAGTGTGATGGCACACAAACTCACTCTTTTTAAAGTTTGGGAACAAGCCCCACTCATCATCCTTGACGTAATCCATTAAAACCTCATCTTACTGGGGATAAATATAGGGATGGGATCCAATCATTATACTCTTTGCCCCAAACCTTACCCTGCTCGCCTGTTTTAAAACCCGACTTTTCTGGTTTCTTGGTCTGTTTAAGCTTTGGTACGCTCGCTTTCTTGCTCATTTTTCCTCACTTTTTCTTGGATGGTTTCTTTTTTGACTTTCCGGCCTCTGACAATGCTATAGCTATAGCCTGTTTTTGAGGATAATTTGAATTTCTAAGTTCACTTATATTGCTTGAGATGGTAGACTTAGAACTACCTTTTTTTAATGGCATGATTTATGGAATCCTCTGAAGTAGATATTAATTGTCCACAATGTAAGAAAAATTTTAAGGTTAAAAATTATCGAATCAATACAGCAAAATATTGTTCTAGAAGTTGCAAAGCTCTTTTTACGAGAGTTCAGGTTAAAACAAATTGTGAACTTTGCGGGAAATACTTTGAACACATTTCCTCCAGAAGCAATAAAGCCAAATACTGTAGTAGACAATGTTATCATAAAGCCCAGCATCTTAAGGGGACAAAACAATATACTTGTAAACATTGCAGTAAGCAATTTTTAAATCCCCCGTCTCACAAAAGGGTTTACTGTTCTAGGGCTTGTGTAAGTAAATCTAATCTTGAAGAATGGAACCCTGCATTTTCCACTGTTAGAAAAAGTATGGTTAAGCGCGGTATGATTAAAGCTTGTATTAAATGCGGATATGACAAAGAGCCAAAAATTCTTGGTGTTCATCATATTGATGAAAATAGAAAAAATAATGAACTTTCGAATCTTATGGTTCTTTGTCCTAACTGTCATTCTCTTGAGCACCTCAAACATATAGCGCATTGATCATTTATCATCCTTCTTAGACATACGCATGTCACCTGGACGGAATGGTTGCTCTGTGATGCCTTCAAAAACGTAGGTGTTAGGATAGGCTGGCATACCGGAGAAGGTGTTGTTCATAGCCATTTTGAGGCCTTTTGGGTTGCTCATAGGCATTGGCGTATTCATTGGACGGATACATTCATAAGCATTTGAGCCTTTGAAATTTTGGACGTCACCTTTAGCTGGGTTGCCTGGTTTACCTGATTTGCTCATTTATTTCTTCCTCATGTGTGACAAGGTTTCGGCTAGTACAGCTTGTTTTCTTGTCGTTGGATTCTTTGAATGTTCAGCTTTGACTAACATTTCTTTTGGGATAGTCTTGCCTTCCTTAATTCCAAGTTTAGCGCGTAATGCGCCAGGATGCTTGATTGCTCCTTGGATCCATTTATCTGACATAATTTGCTCCTTAGATTAAATATACTCTGTGATAATAATTAGACCTGGTGAACCTGTACCACCACCAGTAGCTGCGCCACCACCTGATGTAATTGTCCCACTTGATGCGCCACCACCCCCAGAACCATATCCCGTCGCATTATTTCCGGTGAGGGTCTGGTTAATTGCAAATTGGCCAACACCAGCACCACCATAAATAGATTGTCCACCGCTTCCGCTTTGACAATAATATGTAGTTCCATGGGAGCCGAAACTATTTGCACCATGAGCACCTTGGATATTAACAATGCTTCCATTGGATGCAGTACCACCTACTCCACCAGTCTTGGTTGTAAGTCCATTATTACCTGTACCTACAGAATCACCTAGACCACCAACTCCACCATTACCTGTGATCGTAATAGTACCCGCACCTGTCAGAGCTATAGAAGTAGCTCCACCAGTTCCACCATTACCACCACCTGATGTCCCTGCCAATCCACCTGCACCTATAGTAACAGTTGCAGATGCCCCAACTTGAGCAGCAGTAAAATTGCCTTTAGCAAAGCCGCCAGCTCCACCACCGCCAGCTACATTGACATAGTTACCTGTACAGCCACCACCGCCACCACCAGCACCCAATACTTCAATGGTGGCATATATCATTC